GAGGCAGCTTGGCAAAGGCGTCAACTTCCTGACTGCCTACGGTGGGGGGTCACAGAAGCTAGCCAGGACTACTGGTATTGACGAAGAACATGCCCGATTTGTGATTGATCAGTATTACAGACAGTTCTCTGGCATTACAAAATGGAAGCAAGATGTCATTGCAGAGGGTAGGCGCAAGGGTTATGTGCAGACAATTTCTGGCCGTAGACGCCATTTGCCTGACCTATCTGCATCAGACAACACTTTACGTTCCCGTGCAGAACGACAAGCGGTAAATGCAGTTGTTCAAGGTTCTGCAGCAGACATTTGCAAAAAAGCAATGATTGATGTGTATGATGACCTAACACCAAAAGGGGCAAAAATGCTTGTGCAAGTACACGACGAATTAGTTGTACTCGTAAAGGATTCAGACGTAGATGAGTTTATGCCCTTGCTTATGTCATCAATGGGTGATGGGGTCGTTTACGAAGGTATACCATTAAAGGTATCGTGTGACTCAGCAGGTAGTTGGTCTGAGGCGAAAGGTTAGCACTATGGCAATGAGCCCAATAGACAAACGCAATTTTTATTTATCCCTATCTATTATGGAAGGTCAAAAGATTGCTTCAAACGCAGGGTTTGCTGTTCCTTCTGCAGAAGTGCAGGAAAGCGAAATAGTAGACACTATTAGTAAATGGGTCATCCTTACCGGTTTAGGCATTTTTGACAATGTAAAACAATGCTCTGATTGGATGCTAGAAGTTGTTAAAGTGCACAATGATTTAGATGACGACGAATTAGAAAGCACCCAAAACGTGTTGATGTCCTTTGGCATGTCTTTAATATCCCACCTGGTAGACAATGAATTACTTGAACTTCCAGAAACTACGCATGCCCCAGTTTCAGAATTAAACAGAGAAGCATTACTAAACTTATTGTCGTTTAGAACCGACAGTGAAGATGATGAGGAGGAAGACGATGAGTGATTGGTGGTCACGTAAACTTACAGGTAACGCTCCAGCAGCCCCTGCTCGTACTTTTAACACCCCAGTTTCTACACCACCAATTGGTATACGGCAAAACACCATGGCTGTTACCCCCTTGCATAGTCAAGATGTTGCCCAGCAACAAGTGCTTGATGAAGGCCGATCTGCAACAGATCAAATTGGCATGAGTGACGCAATCCGTTTATGGAAAGGCGGAGAAGCCCACAGACGTGATGGTAACTCTAGTTGCCCATCATGCGGAAGCGGGCTAGTCTTCTCTAGAACAGGTAGAAGTGGTACAACAGTTAATGGTAACGCCCCAGCACCACGATGTTTTTCATGTGGGTGGAATGGTATGTACGAACAGGCAGACCAAATTTCTTGGTCAGCATAACGAGGAGAACAAATTGAAAACCGAAGAGCATGAGACGCTTGCGTCTATTATTGCATCCATTAACAAGAAGTACGGCGAAGACATTGTTGTACAAGGTAACCGTGTAAAAGAAGAACTTCCCCGCATTACAACTGGCATCCTTGCCTATGACTTAATGCTTGGTGGTGGCTGGCCTATGAATCAGTGGTCTGAAATCATTGGGGATGAATCATCCGGTAAGACTGCAATTGCTTATAAAACTATTGCGGCCAACCAAGCTTTAGATCCTGACTGGATTGCTATGTGGGTTGCGGCAGAAGAGTTTGTTCCAGAGTATGCTGCAGCAATTGGGGTTGATCTAGAGCGACTGTGGGTTGTTGAAACCAACATCATGGAACACGCATACGATTTGATCATTAGAACTATGCAAAACCGTGCTGTTGATTGTATTGTTCTTGATTCTTTGCCAGCACTTGTGCCTGGTGATGAAGATGAAAAAACAATGGCAGAATTTCAAATGGGTCTTGGCGCCCGCCTTACGGGCAAGTTTTTTCGTAAGTCATCCAAAGCACAAAAGCGATCTATGGTTAACGAAGACCGTGGGTGCACTGGCCTTATTATTAATCAATGGCGTGAAAAGATTGGCGTCATGTACGGCGACCCCCGCACTACCCCAGGTGGCAAAGCTAAAAACTTTCATTATTTCTGTCGCGTTGAAGTAAAACGTGATGAGTGGATTAAAGAAAAAGACGAAGCAGTAGGCCAAACCATTCGTGGTCGCACCATGAAAAACAAGACATACAAGCCACAGCAAGTTGCACAGGTTGATTTTTATTTTACTGACTCAAATGGTTTTGCTCTTGGGGATTTTGACACTATTAAAGATGTTGTCAACATTTGTATTGCTACAGAAGTTATTACTCGTGGTGGTGCTTACTACAACTATGATGGCCAAAAATGGCAAGGTAAAGATGCTTTGCTACAAGCCGTACGCGAAGACCTAGATTTGCAGGCAGCACTTAAGCAGAAAGCTACAGAGAAGTTTCTATGATTCTTGGTCGTGAAGACCCCAAAGATAAACAACGACAAATAATGAAAGCTTCTAAAAAGCAGGAATTACGTTCTGCTAAGGCTTACAATGGAAGTCGTAACGCAGGATCAGGTTCTGGGTGGATGCGTAAGAATGACGTGCGCACCCATGACATGCTTATAGAAAACAAATTGACATACAATGAAAAGTCTTACTCAATTAAGTCCAAGGAACTACAGGAGTTAACGCAACGTGCTGTACTTGAAGATCGTCTTCCTGTGCTTCAGTTCGACCTTGGCGGGCGTAATTACGTCATTCTTAATGAAGCAGACTTCCAAATGATTATTGGAGAATAATGGACAAATACGATTATTATTGCGCAGGAATGCTAGATGGCACTAATGATTTTAAAAAATCTGATGTTGACTGGCAAACTATTGCTAAAAATTTGTACAAAATTATTCAACAAGGAACAAAAATGCCTGTACATTTAGGGATTCAATACATTGACGACTACTTGGAGGCAACACGTGACTGATACACCATGGAACATGCAAGACTATAAAACTATGATGCGTGCAAAAGGTCGGTTGCTTCCTATTGTAGAACAAGTAGCTGCTAGAGAAGCAGCATCAAAAAACTCACATAGAGATACCAAGCATCTCCATCCAAGTGAGCTATCTAAAAAAGATTGGTGTGCTCGGGCCGCTGTATACAAGATTACTGATGTTCCAGGATCAGACGAATCAGTTGCTTTTGGTCGTCTAAACATTTTTGCTGAAGGGAACTCTATTCATGCTAAATGGCAGACGTGGTTATGGAAAGCAGGAATCCTCTCGGGGGTATGGAATTGCAAAGCGTGTGGCGTTGTTTGGGTTGGTGTCTCCCCTACTGCTTGTGTTAGTTGTAAGTCTGATCGGATTAAGTACGGCGAGGTTCCTCTATCTAATGATGAACACCGGATACTCGGGCACGCGGATGGAGAGATATGCGATAAAGACGGCGCAGCACTCATCGAGATCAAGAGCGTAGGTATTGGTACAGTTCGGTTTGAAAAACCCTCTTTGTTTATGGACTACAGCAAGGGTGAACTTACAATTGACAAAGTATGGAAAGAAATCAAAACACCATTTGCTTCCCATATTCGCCAAGGCAACATCTACATGTACTGCACTGGCATTGACACCATGGTTTTTATCTATGAGTGGAAGCCCACGCAAGAGGTAAAAGAGTTTGTAGTTAAATACAACCCTGACATTATGGAACCCATCCTAGAAAATTGCAAAACAGTAATTGAGCATCTTGATAATGAGACAACTCCAGATCGCCCATCTTGGGCAACAGTTAGTTCTTGTTCAGGATGCAAGTTTTGCCCGTACAAGAAAGTGTGTTGGAAATGACCCGAATCATATCTAGCGTTCCTACGGAGGAGAACCCAGCAATTGTTAGGTTTAATTCCAAGTTTGTACTCCCTAGTCGTCCTGGGGAATCCGCACCCTCTATTCCCCGCAATCTTGATGATATGAGCGACCGGGAGCTAATGGAACTGTACTCTCAGTTCATGGCTTGGGTTTCCTACAGCAAAGCGGAGCTTGTAAAAGCAGAAATTGAAGAAGAATCTGGCATTCATAAAAGCCGAGTAATTGAAGCTACTGCGTTGATTGACCAATGGGGTATTAGCGCCAAAGGGGACTTAGTAACCCTGGCCAAAGCACGACGAGACATTGACCCCAAGGTTGTTGCACAGCAAGAAAAAAACCAAATCTCAAAGGCTTACCGAAAGCTAGTAGAGACTATGTTTGAATCCTGCGAACGTGGAGCACAATTGCTTTCACGAGAGCTAAGTCGTAGAATTGGTTTAAACGGTAAAGAACAACGTACATCACGGTTTGGAGCATAAAATGACAACATGGCATGAAGTTGGCGCTAAAAACGCTCAAATAGAAAACGAACGCAGGCGTCAAGACGCTAACGCTCGTGCGTCAATTGGCCCTATTAGTGATGTAAACCAGACTCTTAAAGAAATTAAAGCATTATTAATTGAAATCCGAGAAGCCATTAAAAATGGCGAATAAAGCAAAACAAAAGGGAACTTCCTTTGAAACCCTAATTCGTCAATACCTAAACGACAATGGTTTCCCGGTAGCACACCGAACCGTCCTTAAAGGCGGGGGGGACACTGGGGACATCAATGGCATTAGGAATAAAGCAAATCGTCAAGTTGCTGTACAATGTAAAAACCAAAAGGCGTTTGCCCTTAGCCAATGGTTAAACGCCACTATTGAGCAAGCAGACAATTTAGGTGGTGCAGTTCCCGCTTTGGT